ATTTGGGAATGCACTTTGACATTTCTAAAAACAAATACTGGATCCAATTTGTGATGGGATACAATATATGTTTCAAACAAAATATCAATGAGTAAGTCTATATATAACGAATCTTTAAGGTGATTCAAACCTTTTTAACTTTCCATGGAGCACCAATGAGATATCCAACACTAAAATCATCAGCAGCAGCTCTAAGAACATACGTATTTTCTAAGATTGTCAACCTATAAGTTACACTCATTGAACTAGTACGTGTCCATTTATCTTGTCTCGCCTTCCAAAGGTTGGTCTGATAAGACTTGGCATAGTAGGGAAGTTCAAATTTTGTAATATCCAATGCTGAAATAGGCAACACCTGATTAGTATGGTCTAGAGCATTAGTGGAGATTCCATTAGTTGTCGCGAAATCAACATAATATCGTGGATCGAAACTTGCATAAGCACCCAATACATCATTCTGCGCATAAATACGTGTGCCCCCTCGGAAGAAGACATATGAAGCCGCAACTGCAGATACAAAATCGGGCGTAAACGACACATCTGGTTGTTTAGTTAATGGCATATTGACCACGGAAAAGTGTTGGGAAGTACCAATATTGGCGGCGACGGCAAATCGACGTGTCAATGGTCTCAATGATCTAACAGGATCTCCATTGGCTAGATTCGACGCATCTTCAGAAGAGCCAAAAATTGGAGCTAAATCAAAAGTTGGATCAGCCTCAGCAATAGCAACAGAAGGTGCTATCGGGGCTGTGTTGTAAAACCAACCTGTATATTGCATCTGTGGGGCACAGACTTCAAAGTCTTCACCACCACGTACTCCCACATAAATTTGCACACTCTGAGCAACATTAGCCGGAGCAACTAGTTTGTTTTCAACAAAGATAGAAACTTCAGAAATATTCTCTTCATGTGAATTTGTATCTCGCCAAGGATTTTGGGAGAGATATGGGATACTGAACTCCCAAGTATTTGGGTCATCCAAATCTACAATAGCCGTATATGTGTACGACATATTGTTCCTAACATCATCTTGAGTTGCGGGACGCATACTAACAACCACACGCAAACGTGCAGAGTGGAAGCGTGTGACTACGGGGAACAATTTCATACGAATTGAACCACGATAGTAAGCAAACAAAGATGATAGATAATTTAAATGCGTAACTGCTGTATATTGGTATTGATTAGGAGCAGTACCAACAGTATCCTCACGATAAAAGTCTCCTGGGGCAGTAGGTGTATTATAAATACGTGTTCCCACCTCAGAATTCATAGCGAGAGTAAACTTCTCGAAGATTTCTGATCTATGCACAAAATGAGCAATAGACATTTCATCATCTTCAGTTGGTCCCATTTGACAAGTTGAAATGCCCGCATCAGCATTCATTGTCATCCTAACACCAGTAAACACTCCGTCACCATGAAATAGATCACGGGTAGGGAGTACAATAACTGGGTCCAATGGTTTTACAGAATTAGGTTTAGACCATCCCATAAAATCGGCAATCTTAGAAATACCACCTGTAATCCATCCGGCTGTCTGAGTCAATGGAGTTGGCTCCATGTCATTAAACCATGATGAAATAGAGGCAGTACCCTTAGATACTAGTCGAGACTTCTTAATAGCCTCTCCTACAGCACTCATAGCGAGTGCTGCCTGTGCTGTTGCAGGAGTTGGTTGCAATCCCATTAACTCAACATTGTCCATAGCAAAATATAGAGCAATGCTAAAAGTAACAAAACCAGTAGAATCCACAGACCGTTCGATTGGCATAAAAATAATGCGGCCGGCTTGTTGAGCATACTGGTCAGTATTATATAAAGGAATATATGGGGTTTCACCAACATATGGCAGAACTAATTCAGCAGATGTATCCCGTGAGATATTAACAATCACGTGTGGACATCCAGTTAGAAAAGTGATATCTGCCATAACAGCACCTGAGAATAATGGGATATGTACCCATTCTGGGATATACGCCAAAACATACATACCTTGGGTCATAGGAGTAGTGTTCCATGTAAGCTTAAACTTAAATGTTCCTCTAATGCCCATAGATCCATTAATTTTTGACGCAAATTGGGGCTGGTTAATCATATCTTTGACTAGCCATGCTTGTGCTGATGTATCACCATCAACATTAATTTTATCTACTAGACGATAGTTTGACAAAATCCGTTGAATTGATTGAGAGCGTTCATCACCAATACTATTAGTATATAATGACTTAAATCCCTCAACAACTCTATGAATGTTGTCATTAACAAATCCTGTAGATGTTGATGTGATATCAGTGGGTGGCAGCGTAAGCTGCATAGTAGTGGAACTTTGTTCAGGTGAGGTTTCCAACTCAGCTTAATTAATTATATTATTATCAACAGGTTTATAGTAAGATATAGAACTAACCCAAGCTCTATAAATTTAAAAATGATAAAGAGAATTTGATGGGGTTGCCATCTACGCTTCTCATCCTAAATAGGACGCGTACTCTACTGCTTCACAAGATGTTATTATCATTACCATCTTATGAAGAAACTTCGAGTTCTTCATGTTTATAGAGATGTCGCTCTATATTACGTCCAGACTAAGTCGGGAACGTGAGTTGTAAGGCTATCTTCTCGAATCCAGAATAAATAAGTGTTCCTATTTTCATAAGACAATACCTTTCCAAATTGCTTAAAGATAACTTTCCTAATTTTTGATGTCCATAAATTGAATGTTTCCTGATCATGCATACTTAATTCCGCATGAGCCATTCTAGCATTCTGTTCGAGAACACCAAAAACATTTTCGGTTTTATGAATCCAATTAAAACATTCCAAAATGGAAGTCAATTTAAGTGGAGCAACATAAAGTCCGATTTGTGGTTCCAGTCTAAAACCTCTTTTCAGAAAACCACATTCCTGAAGAGATTTGCATGGCAATTCTGACGTTGATTTAGTTTCATCCGTATAGATCATACCAATTTTCTTGAGGGAGAGAGTTATACTCTGTTGATTAAAATCACCTATTGTAGCTCCATCAATACTCAAAAGATTATCATCTCCGTACGAAACCATTCTCACATGCTTATTAAAATCTCCGTTTTTACAGATATCATAGTAAGCATATCGCATGACAATTGAGTTATACATAGAATTCATCACAGCTGTCAGGGGATTACCACTAGGTTGGCCATGGTTTAATTTGTACACATGATTTTTACATACATGAATCGAATTAATTGTGGCTTCCCAAAGTGCACGACGAACATTTCTATCTTCAACCTTGTAATCATCTTGGACTTCATAAAAGGATTCTATTACACCCAAGATTGACCATAAGATATCGATATGAAGTGTTCCGTCAAAATTAGAAAAATCACCGGCTATCATATTGTTTCCATAATCAAGCAGATAATGTGCTAATTTATCCCATTCTAACGATTGAGCTCGAATTCCAACGCATGATTCACTATCAATACGATTTTCCATAAGTTGAGCAATAAAGCTTAAAAAATATTTACGAAACGTCACCACGTAATCAATTGGAGCCATT